GAAACTCCCTAGGGAGTATTTCCAAATCTTAATCAGGGTATCCATCATCGTCATCTGTAGATAGAGGACGACACTTCGCAATCTCATCATACTGATAAGCAGATAGATCGGAGTAGATCTCTGATTCAAGTTCGCTGCAGAGGCGTTTAAGATCGCTCAACAACGCCTTTAATCTTACCTTATCCATTGGTATTTGTCAACCCCCTATTGAATGTATCCATTGTCCTCAAGGTATTTGCGAGTCAATGGTGTTGGTTCATAGATCTCCCACATGCGTCCAGTGGCACATGCAGCAAGAGCATCTTTAGTCATGTTCTCAGTTCGTCCTGCCCATCCTGCCTCTGCCTCCCAAGGCACAGCATGTTCAGGATAGGTTCTCTCTGCCATAACACGCCAGATCATAGGAACATCTTCTTCAGGCAGGATAATAGCAATCAAACTATTATTAATAGTCCCTGCCATACAATCTTGAGCAGCGTGCCATCCTTCATGTCTCATCACTTGCATCAAAGTACCAGGACGACCCATGTACTTACGATTCAGAAAGAAATTATTTCCTACTGTGTGATACACACCACGATGAGTGTGAGGAAAATACTTTGCATCTGCTAGAAACACCTTAACTCCGACTGAGTTAAGAGATGTGAGCATGTTGTTGAACTCGTTAGCAACAAAAGTAAACTCATCAGTATTAGGATACTCACTAGATACATCAAGTAAACTGAATACTTCTTTGACTCCATCTGTACACTCTCTAAGTAGCATACACCCCATAGAATCATTACTGTGGTAACCCTTGGTGATCTTAGAGTCGTCTGCCATAGAAGGGAAAGCAACCGCTACTGACGCTGCAACTGCTGCCATAAACCTTTTCATTGTAATACTCCATCAAAGAATTTTAAAAATTTTGTAGGGAACGGGGCATATTTACAGTCCCATTTAGATGGGTAAACCTCAATTTCTCCAGTGAATATTACTGGAGAAACCTTTCCATGATTACCATTAGGAACTGCATCCCAACCAAATGCTGGATTGATATCCCAATCATGTGTTCCGTCATAATTGATTCGGAACAAACGACCTGCTGGATCAATCCAGTAATGTGCCATAAAGGCACCTAGGTCTTTTGTTTGTAGTTCTTTATCCCAGAACCCAGGTCCTATGTCATAGGAGGACCTGAGAGTATCAAACATTCCCATACTACTTGTCGAGCACTTCTACTCTATCTAGTTGCTTTAACCCTGTCAAGTTAAACCAGGTGTTTCTTAACGTTTCCCAGTCATCAAAGACGATTGCTTTTCTGTTCTTGAAAATCAATTTGTATTTGTGGCGATCGTAAAGACCATCAGATGTTTGAGTAAAATAGGGCATGGTAATTAGATAAAAAAAGAGAGGGGTGTGAAACCCTCCCTAGTCACTTCCTTCACACGGAAATAGAAGTATACAATACCTATTCGGTTTTGTCAAGTGTTCACTTTCCAACTGGGTATGCCGAAGGGTTTCAGTTTAACCCACTTGGCATAGTGTACACCACGATAAGTCAAAAACGCAAAGGTTTTATCTGGATCGTGTTTATCTGGATCGTATGCTGGAAGATCATATTCAAATCTGACCTTCAACATTCGACTACCCCCTATGAAGAAGGAGTAGTTCTCCATAAATTATACCAATGAAAGCCGCACAACCTATGGACGTAAGTCCAACTACTTGTAGTGCTAACATGGCGATCACTTGGTGTAGAGGCGACCACGATAGCAGTATGTGCCATGAGTTTCCTCACCGCCCTGCTTGCACTCATATGCTACACCACGATATGCGGTGTGGGTAATTTGTGCATCGTGGAGAGCAGATGCCTTTTGGATCTGCTTCTTGATGATAGTAAGTGTGTTCATTTGATGTACTCCTGAAAGTAAGGGTGGTTTATTCCCCGTTCCTTCAGTCGTTTGCGTCCCAGTAGTATCTACATTCTGGCACATAGTCCTTAAGGGTCTCGACCAGTTCTACCTTCCACTCTGGATTTAAATGCTCATGCTTTTGAATGCGAAGCATTATAGCATCAGCATCTGTACATGACATCGTGGTAGATAGTAGTAATTCTATCATGGGATGAACGCTCCGTTCCGCGACTTACTTGCGTCCCCGAAGGGATGAACGACAGGTCTAGTATAGACCCTCATGACCTATTTAGTCAAGTTTATTTCTGAATGCACACAAGAGTGCTGGAACCTGTCATGCGACAACCAATGACTTTCTTATCATTCATCGCTGTCAGTGTTGCCATTGTGATTATGAATAGCATCCCCGTCTGTGCCACAATGAGATACGGGACTACTTTCTTCAACGTAATCTTCCTTAAGTTCTTCATATGCAAGAGTCAGTATGGTATATATGTAATATGCTACACCCGCTAAGAGAATAACTAAGCACCAGATGATGCTCCAAGTTACTCCATTCGGATCTTCTAGTGGGCGTAGAAATAAATTCATAAGTTTTCAAACTTATATTCCAAGATCATTCTATATAGAGAATCTCTCAGATACCACAAATGCTCCTGCTCGGTCGGATGCCGAGAAGGAGAACCCTCCCAAGTTTCAATTCTTTTCAGCACACAATGATGTAGAAGATGGATGTCTTCTATCCTCAAGCATACTTCATAATCAAAATCGTTTTCGTCTTCAGTCATGGGTTGTTGGGATCCATTCCTAGAGATTTTAAATACTCAATCCACCAATCATATTTCTCTTTCTTCCACAGGGGAACAGGACGACCTTGTTCAGAATAGTAATCATACAAAGCGTCATCTATAATCCGTGCGATCTCCATATTCTTCTTCCTCCTCGTCAACATCTGCATATGCATTTTCCACAAAAGGTCCTCGTTTTCTGAAGGGTTCTTGTCTGACATAATCCTGTTCTGCATTAACTGCCTCGATCCAAACAGCAAGTTTCATCACGATGAAGATGATGATAAGGGGTGTAAAACACCCGACTAAAATTACGGGGTTCATTTGTGACTCCTATCGAAAGGTTCCCAGTGCTCCCAACCATATTTATGTACCAAATGCATTCCAATAATGGGAACAAATACTAAAAAGAACCCCATGACACCTAGGCACCATGGAGTTTGCATTACTGATCGAACAAATAATTGAACATGTGTCATGCTGGATAATCCCAATCAGTAATAAAATCTACTTTATATTGTGGTCCCCATCCACCAGTATAGATGAAAGGAGTAGTACGAATGGGACAACGGTCACCAGTACAGAGAAGATCATCAACAATCCTCCAGGACTCCATGACTTCATCAGCATGTACAAAGTGGGACTGGTCCCCATTGATAGCATCAAAAAGAAGTTTCTCATAACCATCTATCGCTCTGTCTTGTGGATAGGCATGTGTGAGTGTTGCCAACTCCAAGTCGTTGTTGAGACCAGGTGACTTAATATCCATGCGGATATCAAGATGAGGGTTAGGTTGTAAACGCATGACAATGCGGTCGTTGACTTCTCCTTCATATAATTTTAGCGGTGGTGCTTTGAGTTTGATAACAACTTCAACACATTGATATGGTAATTTCTTACCTGTCATTACGTTAAAAGGAACTCCTTCCCAACGCCAGTTATCGACGAATAAAGTACCAGCGAAATAGGTAGGAGTACCACTACGAGGATCAACGCCCTCTTCATTACGGTAGCCATCGTATTGTCCAAGAATAATGTTTTCAGATAATCTTGTAGCAGCGAGAACCTTTACTTTCTCTCGACGGACTTCCCTTGCATCCATTTTTGAAGGAGGTTCCATCGCAATTAATGCCAGAACCTGAAGAATATGGTTCTGTAGCATGTCACGAACCTGACCAGAGGTTTCGTAGTATTGAGCACGACCTTCACAACCAATAGTTTCGGAAGCAAAGATTTGAATCTCATCTATGTACTGGCGGTTCCAAAGTGGTTCCAGCAAAATATTACTAAACCTAGTAGCAAGTATGTTATTGACAGTATCTTTACCGAGATAATGGTCAATGCGATATACTTGTTTTTCGCGTAGATGTCGCTCAACCACATGCTGTAAATTATCAGCAGATTTATAATCGTGCCCAAAGGGTTTCTCCACAACCACACGGGAGCGGTCTGGGTCGTCGAGTTTTCCTGATTCTTTGAGATTTTGAATGGCATTAGCATACCTCTCTGGTGGCACGGATAGAAAATACGTATTGTCGTGTAAGTAATCAGGAAGATGAGAAAGAGTATCAACATTGTCCAGATCTGCAGAAACGTAATCTAGATGATGTAGGAATTCATCAGGGTAATCACCAAGAGATTCTTTCCATTGTGCTGCTGTTGGTTGTCTTCTAGCACAACCAGTAATAACAAAATTATCTGGTAGAAGTTTTTTCCTCCAGAGATTGTATAGTGCTGGAATGAGTTTCTTTTTACATAAGTCACCTGTTGCACCAAAGATGACAATGCCTTTACTAATGTGCTGTTCCATTTCCATCGTAGTCGTCTGATTCATAGTAGTTATTCTCACCTTTTCGTAACCCGAAATAGATGGTGGCACATACAAAAGGTAGTGCTCCCCAAAGAAGGACATCAGCGAACGTCATGACCACCAAACATAGCACGCATACCATTCAGGACTTTGTTTGCGAATCGCCCAAGTCGTCTCGACTCAAATCGTGTGTATAACGCACTGCTAATAACAGGAGCGGGTACACCAAGATCCACAGCAGCGTGAACAGTCCAACGACCCTCACCACTGTCTGATACTCCACCATCGAACTTGCTAAGTTCTCTATCGCTGCGAAGTACAGTAGCGGTAAGATCGAGTAACCAACTACCAACCACGCTACCACGACGCCATAACTCAGCAACCTCAGCACAGTCAATATCATACTGATAATCTTCTGGATTCTCCATCGGAGCAACCTCAGCATCGCCTTCTTTAACGTACTGTGCCCCAGCATTTGCTTCATGCAGGATATTAAATCCTTCTGCGTATGCTTGCATGATTCCATACTCAACTCCGTTATGAACCATCTTTACAAAATGACCTGCACCTGGTGGTCCACAATGTAACCAACCATGCTCAGCACTTGTCTCATAACTTAGAGCATCAGTTCTGGAAGCACTTCCGATACCTGGTGCCAATGCCCTAAAGATTGGAGCGCAGGCGGATACTGCAAAATTTGCACCACCAACCATAAGACAGTATCCACGCTCCAGACCGTAAACACCACCACTAGTGCCACAGTCAAGATACGAGATGCCAAGTTTAGATAACCTGTCTGCCCTTCTGCGAGAGTCCTTAAAATTACTATTGCCATGATCAATAATAATATCTCCCTCCATACAAAACTGTAATAACTCATCTAGTGTTTCCTCTACTGTTTCTGCTGGGACTACCATCATGAAGACACCAGGTGCCTTACCGACCATCCCATCTTGGTTGTGTACTACTTGAACAAGGCTTTGTATAGAAGTGGTAAATCCACTGAGATAACCCGCTTCATATTGTGCAGCAGCTTTTTCATGATTGTTCCTATAACCGTGTACTTCGTGTCCTGCTTTTAAAAGACGACGGGACATACCTTCTCCCATCCGTCCCAATCCGATCATTCCTACCTTCATCCTTTTACCTCGTTTTGAAAATACTCTGGGAGTGGACATCCCTTAAAATCATTTAGTTCGTCTACAAATAAGACGAACATGGTACAAAATCCTACACAAAATGCGAATAACATTTGTGGAAAATTGTAGTTGCCCATGTGTGCTGTAGGATCAGGTTCATCATTATGTGGATGAATATGTTTACTGATCCTTTCTACTTCTAAGCGCCTTTTCGATTTGGCGTCTAACTCTGTCTCTTGCTTCGGGGTCTTCGGTTTCTTTTCTGGAGTATCCATGTTTTTGGTGAAAGATAAAGTGACCTTGACAAAACATAGTTACCCCAAAAACAAAGGCGAGGACTATGCCTATCCATTCTATAATGTTATTTTCAACCATGGGAATAGCGGTTCTATAACTCCAATAAGTCGAAGCAGACCCTCAGCAAAAAGTGCAAGAACAACCCACCCAACAAGCATTGAAATAATCCCAGCGTTACGATTATGTTTTCGTATTGCATCATCGATCATCTCCTGTACTTCTTCTTTTGTTGTGTAGTTTGGTGGTGGTGGTAGTTTTTTAAAACGATGTCCTATGCCCATTAAATTTTCTCCATAGCCAATGTGAGTTCTTGATAATGTTCAATCTCATCATTAAGTATAGCGATTATTTTCTCATCGTCAACATGACGTGTTAGGTATTCACCATATGTCTCAGCAGCATGAAGTTCTACCTCAGCATTTAAGTGATAAGCAGACACAGGAGCCACAAAATAATAAAATACCATGATCCAATAGTAAATAAGAACCATGTGATAAGCAAGAAACCTATCGATCCAAGCAGAGTGACCTCCACGTCTTTCCATTTCTTCAAGATGTTCTGTCTCATTGACCGTCTGTGCGAAGTGTTCTTTCATTAAATGAAAGTGTGCTTCTGTTCTTAAACCAAGAGATTCTTTGAAATGAAGTACACTTAAAAACGCAAAATAGGGTGCCCGAGCAATCGTCTCAAGCACCCAAAAACGCTGCACATCCCGACCCCTATAAAGGAAGTCAAGGATGGCAACAGTAATATTTAATGTAATTTTATTAAAGTTCTGCATTAGCGGCGTCCCAATCTTTTTGGAATCTATCCAAACCATCTTTCGTAAGAATATGGTTATACATTTCCCAAAAGTGTTTAGGGGGCATCGTTACAACCTGGGCACCGTTGTACCAAGAGCGAACAATACGTTGAACGCTACGAATAGATGCAGACAGTACCTGAGTTTCTACCCCATAGATACGATACAGTTCAGAGATTGAACGAACAACCTCCAATCCTGCTACAGATTGATCATCAAGTCGTCCCACAAAAGGAGACACATAAGTAGCACCTGCCTTAGCAGCAAGAACTGCTTGAGCAGCAGAGAAGACCAATGTAACATTAGTTTTAATTCCTGCCTTATTAAGAACTCGACATGCTTTCAGTCCTTCAACTGTGCATGGGAGTTTAACTGTGATAGCAGGACCCATTTTAATATATTGCTGTGCCTGAGCAATCATCTCTTCAGCGGTATCAGCAACAACCTCTGTAGAAATACTCTCAAAGTTAGGGAATTCCATTACAAGTTGCTGAGCAACTTCTGGAAGGGTCTTCCCACTACGAAGAATAAGTGTAGGGTTGGTGGTGACACCATCAATCAAACCAGTTGCATTTGCAGCACGAATCTCTTCGAGGTCTGCAGTGTCAAGAAAAATCTTCATCAAATTGTGAGTGTAAATCATGATACGTGTACAGTGCCAATCATACCAGCACCTTTGTGTGGGGCACACCAGTAAGTATAGTCCCCTGCCTCAGGAAAGTCAACCGTAAAGTCCTCACCTGGTAACATTGCCAGTGCTTCGTGACTTAGTTCAGGATGATCTTCTACAACCACGTTATGTGGAGGAAGCATGTTGTTAATAAAATGGACGGATTCTCCTGCAGAAATAGATACCTCTGCAGGTTCAAATACTAGGTTACCATTGGCACCCATTTGAACGTCTACTGCCCATGCAGGAGCAGCAAGAAAGAGTGTAGCGATTAGTGCGAATAAGTACTTCACTAATTGAAAGCGACTACACTATCTATTTGTGTGTTAAGTGTTTGTTACAGAGTATTGTCAGTGATCCCTCACTGATCTTCCTCAGATATTTTGTCTATAAATGCTGCTCTTCTCTCCCATGTATCACCACTATCTGAACCTTTGCATGGGTTGATACATGTCTCGTCACCTAAGTTATTGCAGACGAGACCAGCAAGATCATGGGGATCTCCCAGTGCTCCAGTTGACCAATAGTGTTGACCATCTACCCACTTTGCCTCACATTTGGGGCAGATACGGATGTCCATGTTTGTATATGAAAAAAGGGTCTAAGAAATATTTAGACCCCTTTATAATTATTTAATTTTTGCTGAAGTGTTTGTCAAGAACTTCGATACGTTCTTCTTCATGAGCAATAATATCTAGTTGCTCTTGAATAGCACCCAGTACATCTGGATGTTCACCAATACCTACAGGATTGTGTAGGTAGATTTCAACATTCAATTTTGCTTTCTGAATATTACCTTCGGCATTACTACGTAGAGCAGCGAGGGTATTTTCTCTTAAGTTACAGGACATCAGTACAATGCCTCCTCTTGCTCTGCCAGGATAGTTACATCACTTGTAGGGTATGCCACACAAGTAAGTACAAATCCTGCTTCAAGTTGATCGTCATCTAGGAATGATTGATCGCTTTGATCTACACTACCAGATTCAATCTTACCAGCACAGGTGCTACAAGCACCTGCCCGACAAGAATAAGGACCGTCTACACCTGCTTCATCAGCAGCGTCGAGTACGTATTGATCACTCTCACAGGGGAAATTAAATTCACCTTCCGAAGTTTTAAAAGTTACAGTGAATGGCATGATTTGTTCAGTAGGGTTCTTTATATATTAGATCAAAGAGCGTTACCTCTTGGAAGAACTTCTTCAGGAAAGACGAAGTTTTCATGTGGTTGGTCAACTGGTGCTAACCATGAACGAAGACCTTCATTCAGAAGGATGTTCTTGGTGTAGAACGTCTCGAACTCTGGATCTTCTGCTGCTCTGATCTCTTGGGAAACAAAGTCATAAGCACGAAGGTTGAGAGCAAGACCAATAATACCGATGGAACTTGTCCAAAGACCCATAACAGGAACAAAGAGCATAAAGAAATGCAACCACCTCTTATTGCTAAACGCAATACCGAAGATCTGAGACCAGAAACGGTTTGCAGTAACCATTGAATAGGTTTCTTCTTCTTGAGTAGAATCAAATGCTTTGAAAGTGTTTGCTTGTTCACCATCTTGATACAGAGTGTTCTCTACAGTCACTCCATGGATTGCAGACAGGAGTGCTCCTCCCAGTATACCAGCAACTCCCATCATGTGGAAGGGGTTCAGGGTCCAGTTATGAAATCCTTGCAGGAAGAGGAGGAACCTGAAGATTGCTGCAACACCGAAGGATGGAGCAAAGAACCAACTGCTCTGCCCCAGAGGATAGATGAGAAAGACAGAAACAAAGACAGCAATGGGACCAGAAAAAGCAATCGCATTGTAAGGACGGATACCGATGAGACGTGCCAGTTCAAACTGGCGAAGCATGAAACCAATTAGGGCGAAGGCACCGTGGAGCGCCACAAAATTCCAGAGTCCCCCAAGTTGGACCCAGCGGACGAAATCTCCCTGACACTCAGGACCCCAAAGTAGAAGAAGAGAATGACCCATAGCGTCAGCAGGAGTTGACACTGCCGCTGTAAGAAAATTAGCGCCCTCAAGGTAACTAGTTGCCAACCCGTGGGTATACCATGACGTAACAAACGTCGTGCCAGTAAGCCACCCACCAATTGCAAGATAAGCAGTGGGAAAAAGAAGGAGTCCAGACCAACCCACAAAGACAAAGCGATCTCGTTTAAGCCAGTCATCGAGAACATCGAACCACCCCCTCCTGGGGGGACTTAGTGTGCTTGCGACCATTTTTAATTCCTTTTAAGTAGTACAGTTGTGGCCAAGTATCACGAATTATTTCCGCTAACTTGTAAGGTGTATTGGGTGTTATCACTTTTAGTATTCTCGTAAATAGAACTATCTCCATACAATTTATGGTCTTTGTATCCTACCATGCGACCTTTTGTGTTCTGAAGTGCTGGCATGAAGACAATAAAAAAGAAAACACCAGGTGCTCCGATAAAGACGACGGAGACAATCACGTAATAAGTCAGTAGTTCAATCATAAAACTTTACATTGCAAGAGAAAAAAATAGGGTCCCGTAGGACCCTGAGATTCTATCGTATTAAACGATCAACCGATGGTAGGTGCGGTGAGAGCAACAGGAGTTGACTCAGCAGCAGCAAGATCGAGTGGGAAGTTGTGAGCATTACGCTCGTGCATTACTTCCATACCCAGACCAGCACGGTTCAGCACATCTGCCCAAGTGTTAAGGACATGTCCTTGGTTGTCTTGGATCGACTGGTTGAAGTTGAATCCGTTAAGGTTGAATGCCATGGTTGAGACACCAAGAGCAGTGAACCAGATACCGACAACAGGCCACGCAGCGAGGAAGAAGTGCAGAGAGCGTGAATTGTTAAAGGATGCATATTGGAAGATCAAGCGACCGAAGTACCCGTGGGCAGCAACGATGTTGTAGGTCTCTTCCTCTTGACCGAACTTGTAACCGTAGTTCTGACTCTCTGTTTCAGTTGTTTCACGGACGAGTGAGGAAGTAACCAAACTTCCATGCATAGCAGAGAAAAGAGATCCACCGAATACCCCAGCAACACCGAGCATGTGGAACGGATGCATAAGGATATTGTGTTCTGCTTGGAATACAAGCATATAGTTAAAAGTACCAGAGATACCAAGAGGCATAGCATCAGAAAAACTACCTTGACCGAAAGGATAAACGAGGAATACTGCAGATGCTGCTGCAACAGGTGCAGAATAAGCAACACAGATCCAGGGACGCATACCCAAACGATAAGAAAGTTCCCACTCACGACCCATGTATGCATAGATACCGATCAGGAAGTGGAAGATAACCAGTTGGAAAGGACCACCGTTGTACAACCACTCATCGAGTGATGCTGCTTCCCAGATGGGATAGAAGTGAAGTCCAATTGCGTTGGAAGATGGAACAACTGCACCAGAGATGATGTTGTTACCATACATGAGTGAACCAGCAACAGGTTCACGGATGCCATCGATGTCCACAGGTGGAGCAGCGATGAAGGCGACGATAAAGCAGATGGTCGCTGCCAACAGAGTTGGAATCATCAGCACACCGAACCAACCGACATACAGACGGTTGTTTGTAGAAGTGACCCACTCGCAGAAGTTTTCCCACGACGAGGGGTTGTAAGTTTGTTGAAGCGTTGAGTTAGACATTTTCGTAAAAGGGTAAGTAAGGTCAGCAGGGAACTGACGAATAAAGTATTCCCACGACACCCTCCATCGTGGGTATGAAGGACTGTTGTTTAGGCACGCTGTTTAGTCCTGGTGAGGCGTGTTAAGAAACGTAACGAATCGTTAACGTTCATGTATTTATAATACCTGAAACCCTGACATTTGTCAAGCCCTCAGGTGAAATTGGTCCAGGAGTGATAGACCTTGGTGATGTCCATCCCTCCATGAAAGTATCCTAACGCAATCACCCCCAAGGTGATGAAGAATAGGACAGTTAGAGAGATGGCACCCATGTACCGATCATTCACCTGGCACTCCAATCGTACTAAGTGTCTCCTGCTGCTTCATGTACAAGCGAATCCAGGAGCGAAGTTGTTCTTTTAATTCTTTGATGTCATTACACTCTTCTATTTGTCTCGAAAGAGTTTCGTAATGAAATTGTCTTGATGTTGTTCTTAAAGTGATGTCTTCAGGTTTCATTAGGTGTCCTCGTTGTACCAGAAATCTTCCCAGTCCTCTTGAGTTGCCTCGTAGATTGGACATGGTTCCTCCATAAGGAGATCAACTTTTGCTCTAATAACTCGTTCTCTGAGTTTCTTCTCTTCTTCTTCAGTTAGCATACTCGTTTAGAATGTCGAGAACTTTGTTGAACGCATAATGTGCTCCATCATGCCAATCCCCATTCTTGTTTCCATGGTCACCGTCATACAGACGGGTCTTTTGTTTATAGACCTTGGAGAGAAGGTCATTTTTGGTTACGTTTCCTCTCGGCATCGAGTTCATTTTTAATTTTGATTAGTTGTTTTCTTAATCTACGACCCATAAAATACATTCTGACTCTTACAATTGCATACTTAATCGAAAGATCTAGGTATGCAAAAACTCTCATCGTACCATCGACTCCTGCATATGCAATCATCAATATTAAAATGAGTACCAGAAGGTAAAACGTAATCATAGAAAGAGTACATACTACTAATTATAATCAAAAAAGTAGTGGTGTCAATTCAAAGTTCGTGTCTCCTAACAGAACCTTTTACACCGTTCTCTTTAATATATGCTTTTGCTCCTCTTTGAGTATCAAAGAGTTTAGCAAATCTGGGGTCCAGATTCCACTTGTGTGCGGACATTAAGTATTCAGTACGCCCGTCACGCTTTCGTGTGACTTTCCACAAGATGTTGTTTTCGGTATCAGCAGACATAGTAATCAATAAATTCGATAGAATTATTTATCAATAACTCGCATCGACATATTCACGCTCGACAATACATCTTTGTATTTCCCAGTGTTTCCAATCGATTAACCTATCTGCTAATAGTTTTTCTAACTCATCTGTTGTCAAACATACCTTGATAGGTTCATTAGTTGACTTTTCATAGATGTGATAGAATATGTGTTCTGTCATACTAGAAATTGTAAACAGTAAAAAGGGACCTTCTGTTATGTGGCAGAGGTCCCTGTAGTGCGACGACGATATTCAATTTTATTTATGATGATGGAAGTGCTACAGGGATCATAGTCCCTCCACCTTGATCGTCATCATCGTCAATGCTGTCAGCAAAGAGGACTGACCATAATATAAATCCGCCAATCATCGATGCTGCAATGACTAACATCAGAATACTCCAGGAATAATCTGTCCAGTTGTCAAGTATGCACCAACGGCAGCGACGAAACCAATCATTGCTGCACGAGCGTTGAGGATCTCTGCCTCAGGTGTGAATCCAAATTTCATGAGTTGTTCTCCTGTGTTTTGTTAATAATGATGACTCGTTTGCCATCGTGTGTAAATTGTAGTTCATCTTCAGGATCCCACAGTAGCTCTTCATACAAATCGTCGAGCTTCTGAATGTCCTCCCAAAGAGCGTTAGGGTTCGGCATGGTGAGGTTTGAGTTCTGGATTGGCAGTAGAAGGAACAAACGGATCACGTGACTTGTTTTTAATCACAATGAATGCGTCCTTGTTATATTTAACAGTTCCTTTCTTTGGAGCCCATTTAGTTCCAGCACCATCAATCATGTAAACTGAGGACCCTGCGATTTCAATTACGATATCGTCTTTGGGATCCCAACCCAATTTGTCAAACGCTTCGTAGATGTTCATTAATTAGAAAATGCCAAAGAATAGTTTACCAGTGATAGCATAGGACAGAGCACCAGAGATGATACCCATCATTGCCCAACGCCCATTATACATCTCCCTGTATTGCATTGGGGAGAAAAGACCTTTACGGTTGTAATCCTCTACCACCATTTGTGGTTCTTTAGCAAAGAGGTTGTTCTGTCCTAACTCATTAGTTGTTACAGTCATTTGTTTTGTAAAGTTTTACAACATAAGTATATAGGAATTATAAAGATTTGTCAAGCTTTATAATTGAGGATGTCCTCATAAAGAGTTTGGGTTCCATAGGTAGGCATGTCATCCATATCTACAGGACGACTTCCCATCAAATATTCCCTAAGGTGTTCTGCCTTAGTCAGGTTCTTACGATGGTAGTCAATCCATCCCTGTACTTCAGAGAGAATCTCTTCATATGCCTGCCGACTGCTCACCTTTTCATCAGTAAGGTAGTCACCGATAGCATCCCCCATACGATCCTTACGTTGCTTTTCATATGTGTCATCTGGTCCGATGTAAGGACGACCTTCAATAGTCATGAGTCATTAAAAAAGACACCTGTATCATACCAGGTGCCTATGGGGTTGTCAAGAGAAGTCAGATAGTCCTCACATCTCTTACGCAAGTTTCATGATATATGCCAGTGCCAAATATGGTGGTAGGTTTTTATCTGTACCAGAAACACCCTGACTGTTGATAGAAATTCCAGTAGTTTGAGTACTTGTAGTATGGGTTCCAGCAAGTCCTCCATCTCCAGATTCTGAACTACGACCGTCATTACTATCCCCGTTCGTGTACTCCAGGGTATGACTGTGACCATTATCAGTAATACCGTGAGTGTGTGATACAACTACAGCATCTTTACTACCACCAGTTGCATTCACACCATAACTAGATCCTGCACCAACAACAAATCTATTCCTTAAATCTGGCGTTCCATTATTACCATCACATATTGCCCATCCACTAGGAATAGATCCAGTGGATCCTGACCACATGATAATACCACCTGCAGGCACAACAAACTCTAAGGTAGTGTTGATAGCATTTTCTACCTTCGCTGCAGTTACAGCATCATCATTCAATGAATTAGTTACTAACTTCTTTAATGCCATTGCACAAACTTTTTAACTATTTATATTTTTTGTCGAAGAAGAATGGTCCATTTTCAGACCCCCATTTCTGTTCCTTAGTTATAGGATCTATACCTGCATCAATTACCTTATAGAAGGTAGGTCCTAATTGAACTCTACTGACCAGCATAGTGCCCTTGAAGATGCATCCAGGGACTGTTTGACCCCAATACATACCATCCTTTTTAATAAACACCAAATTGCATTGATCATTTTCTACAATGATGTTGCCATCTTTCTCTACAATCGTAATAATTTTATCACGATATGGTTTCTTTTCATGACTATATCTTTGGTACACATGAAATTTATTTCTTCCAATCTTTTCATGTGTTAAAATAATATGGGCAAAGGAAGTTGGATTACTGGATGCTTGTCTCCAGTTATTATACTCACCTTCAAACCATTCTTGAAATTGTTTTAGCATAACATTAATTAAGCGAGTGATCGGAATCGAACCGACGACATCTAACTTGGAAGGATAGCGTTCTACCGCTGAACTACACTCGCACTATACTAGATTGAATGAAATAATTGTTCGTTCTTCTGTGCTTTTGTTTAGTGGTGCTTCATGAAGCAGAAAGGCAGGGAAGACAATCAAGTCACCTTCCCTGACATCAGGACAATACAGTTCTACGTCTCCCATAATATTAGTAAAGGGACAATAGAATTTAGTTGCCTCATGAACCTCTGGATTAAAGTGTGCATAGAAAACTGCAGACCAACCAACAGACCCATGAGTATGAGCAGTATGATAATCATATTGCTGCGCCGTTTGATACCACACTCTAGTCACTGTCTCTGTACTCGGAATACGAGAGATGTATGGTTTGACCATTTCTAAGAAAGGCAACCAATCACGATAATCAAATTCGTCCCAGTAACTTGTAGTGACACTATAATCAGCACCACTAGGAATGTTTTCTGGACTCTTTACATGCAAAGAAGAAAGGAAATCATCCTTAAGATCTTTCCATTCTTCTACATGATATTCATAGTGTGGTACTCTAAACATTGGGTTCACATGCACGCCACCTACTCTTTAGAGAAGCAGGAAACTCCGAGGGTCTTAAGACCATCCCGACCAGGGTTTTTAACGACTCTCCATGTCGTCGGGTCAATATTGACTCCACCAGGGCACTTTTAACGTCGTCCGAGACCTAAGCATAAACACCAGATTCAATAAGATCTGCTTCGACCTGATCAAGAATTACATTATAATCATCCTCTGGATCATTGTAGAGTTGGACTCCCTGGTCTTCATAGAAACGAATGAGTTTCTGATAAAGTTTGGGGTTGTCTGAGTCAAGGGCAATATTTCCCTCAACAGCACTAGTCAATTTTTTAAGATCGTTTTTGAACTTTGAATGAAACTTTGAACGAGACATTGCCTTTGCAATTTAACTACAATAGTGGAGGTTTGACCCTCCAAGTCGGGCATGTAGGATTTGAACCTACGACCTCTCGCTCCCAAAGCGAGCGTTCTACCAAACTGAACTAATGCCCGTAGACCTGATGAATTATACACCCATCAGGAGGGTTTGTCAAGAGTAGAATTCTTCGTTACGGCGACGGTCGAGATAGGAAATGATCTCTCCACGCCATTCCATCAGTTCATGGTAGCACTCTTGATCGTGTGCATCCTGCCTGAGGTGGTGATCTGGTTTTAGAACACTCTCATAGAAGATAAAGAATGCGTCCTTTCGTTTTTCATACTTGTTTGTCATCGTACCTCAAAGTCGAGTTTGCGAACCTTACGTTTCCTTCGGTTCTCCTGGTATTCTAAATCATGTTTACTAAGAATTCCGCTATCCTTAATACTTTGTTCAGAATTGATTAAGAGAACTTTACTTAAATCTTTAGCAGTGATAGTGTCCCCATGTACTACCATTTGATTGGGACACCCACAGCATTGTGTTTTTGAATTACTTGTAATTTCTGTATTACATACTTTGCATTTTGCTGTTAACATTATTCTTCTGCAATATTTATGGGTGAAGAGGGGATCGAACCCCCGACCGC